CAGTATCTCTAGTTCTCTGTATCAAGTAATCCATCTCATCCTTAGATGCTACATCAGAGTTCTCACTTGTATGCTTGTAAAGTCCTCCGTTATTGATTTGAAACATACTGTAAGGTATGTATGTAGCCTGTGTGTACCATATCAACATAGGCTTAACATAATCATCTAAAAGTAACTTATAATCACTATTAGCACCATCAGTAATAGTTCCATCAACTATTAATGACTGCATCTTTTTGTACAGCTTACCACCTAAATAATTCTGTATATGAATATCTTGTGCAATCTCAATATATTGCACTATTTTGCTGGAATCAACATTCCCATCAATAATAGACTTTTTCTTTAAGTCGTTTACACTTATAAATAACGCTTTTAAGCTCATATCTCTTCATTTATAGGTTCATCACTAGATTGCTCAGAGATAGGCTCTTCAGAAGCCTCTAAAGGCTCTTGAGAGCTTAGTTTCTCCCCTGTCTCTTCTTCTCTTTTTACTTTAGTAGCAATATTGTCTAATTCTGTGAACTCTATAGGCTGTAGAGTAACGAAATATAAGTCCAAAAATATATTGTTAAATTCAAGTATGTGAGTCAAGCAAGAAATGATTTCTTCTTGGAATGGTCGAATAACAATATTATCCATAAGAATAGATGCTGTTCTAAGTTCTTCTGCATTGTTTCCGAATCCTGTATTGTCCTTAATACCCAAGAGGATAGGAGATACAATACCATGACCAAGCATAATCTTCTCTCTGGACTCATCAGACATGAACTGATACTGTGCGTGTGCATCAGGCAAGTGTATTGGCTCTAAGTCTGCCTTAGTATCCTGAGACTCGTTAAATGCTATGATAAACTTACCAGCATTAGAACTACCGCTAAACTTGTCATATATCTTCTTCTCGATTAATGACTGAGTTTCTTCTGGTGGAACACCATTGTTGAAGTTAATCAATAAAGATGGCTGTAAACCATTCTTTATGTTGTTTATGTGATAGTTTGAAACCTCTTGTTCCAACTCGCAATATTGTAAGCATCCATTATAGTCTACAGGGGCATAGTAATAAAAACCGCTTCTGTAAGGCTTTATAATGTATAATTCGTTCTGCTGAGATTTTGTACCGTTACCAAATGTTGGTATTCTTTTAGGCTTATCAGAAGGCTTTATATTAGCCCAATTAGGATGGTAATAATAAGCATCAATACCTCCTTTTTTGTTAGCTTTCTCAGCTCTTAAAGTTTCCATAGGAAAGTGAGATACCTTAAGTATCCTCGTCTTTCTTTTGTTATATGTTATCTGAATAGCAGACTGACCTAACATTTTGTAGTCGTGAACTACTCGCTTGATTTGCTTTTTGCTAAACAACTTCTTCATCTCCAGATACTGCTCTGGCTTATCGTCTCTGTCGAAAGCCTCTAATCCTCTTCCGTAAATCATATCAATAATACCATTGATACATCTGGAGTTAGTAGGAGAACCTAAGTACATATCTATTAGGTTACGGAAATAATCATTATCATCCCCATAACATACCCAATCCTTGTTGTATTCTTCTTTTACAACAGGAGTTTGATACGCTGCTAGATTTACTACTCTAATATTTTCTTTATTATCCATAATTTTGTTATTCTACAAATATATATCCGTAATCAGAATCACTTTGCACATAGTCTCCTGTAGAACCTAAAGATGTTCTAAATACGACTATATCTCTGTAAACTGGAGATGAATCTGACGCATTGTAAATATTAACAGACAATGTGCTAATTGAACTAATCCTAGATTGAAAGTTAGAATCAGTTATAGTTAAATCAACATACGCATTATCAGCACCAATAGATATGTTTCCTGTATCAACAGTGTGCTTCGACTTAGTTTCCTGATTCTCTATATCAGCCTTCAGAGCTGTAAATGACCTTCCAGTCATATAAACCCTTATAACAGGTAAATTATCTATGTTTGCTATTGTCATAATATTATAACAACAAATAGTGCTTTTCGTTTTATTTAATCAAAAAAGGGTGTCTATATTAAACAGACACCCCTTTATATTAAAGTTGGTTAGTTATTATGGATTAATAACTGTTGTGCTTACGTCAAAATCTTGAGCAGCACCAACTGCTGTTGAATCAACAAAGTAAGCTGGTTCTTTTTCTTTACCCTCGAGAGAAATGTTATAACCATTTAAGTCTCCCATAGCACCGCCAGTAGCAGTGTTTACAGAAACTTCAACACCGTTTTGAGCACCAGCTAAACGGAAGTTACCATTGTAGTCCTCAATTAAAATGTGTGGTCTACCGTAAGAAAGAAGTTTAAGAGCAGCTTGAGTAGCAGCATCTTGTTTCTTTAATACGATTGCTCCAGTTTGAGTCCAGAAAGAAGTTCCATTGTCTCTTGAGTTTTCGTTAGTCTCCTCAAAAGTATTGTTGTCTCCTCTAAGCTCGAATTTATAAACAGTAAGTGGACTAGCTAATGCTGTAATAATATCATTAGAATCTACTGTCTTTCCATCGTATAACGTAGCGTCAAAGTTACCAATGTAGATGTTTCTTAATCCACCAATGCTTTCTTTACACGCTTCCGTTCTACCTGTTGTAATATCACAAGACATATTTTTATATTTTTATTAATTAAACAAAAAAAGGGATGGGATAAGACACCCATCCCCTTTATATTAAATGAACAGTTTATTAAGCTGTGTAATAAACAATTTCTCCACCAAATCCGTACTGGATACCAGCAGTAAAACGAGCGATTACTCTTACGTTTTGAGAACCATCAAGGTCAGCCATATCTAAAACTTTTACTTGGTTCAAGTCAGATAATACACCTGTACCGAAGTATAAGTTAGAAGTTTGTGCAGCTACCATTTTGTTGTCTGCAAGACCGTTAGCCATAAATACAGATACTCCATCGAAAGATAAAGCTCCGTTGTCATACCACTGAGTACCTTTGTTGTCAGTACCATTAGCACCAAGACCAGCAGCTCCAAATCCACCTAATGCACGAACGTAAGCCTTCATTACGTTTTTAGAAACGTATAATTTAAGGTCTTCTTTACCGTAGATAGCAGAAGGAATAGCATCTACTACTTTCCCCATCTCTTCGATTACGTTAGCAGCAGTGATAGTAGTTCCAACTACGTCGATAACAGCGCCATCAGCAGCAAACAAAGTTGTGAAACCATCAAACTGTCCAGCAGTAGCGTTAGTTCCACTCCAGATAGTAGTTTCCATTTCTTCAGCTACTTTAGCAGCAACGTGAGCTACTAAGTAATCAGCGAAAGATGGAGGAAGGCTATCGAAAGCAGAATATCCCATAGAGATAGCATCCCAGTCGTCTCTAAAATCTTCTTTACAAAGTTGTAGGTTAACTTGGAAAGTTTCTGGCTGAAGAATCTTCTCATCAAGAGTTACAGAAGAAGCGTCAGTAAAGTCGCAAGTATCTCCAGCAATCAAAGTACCTGTAGCAAGTGATTTGATAACAGCTTTAAATTTAACATTTGGTTTAACGCTTACACCACCGTTTTCAATAGTGTTAGCAGATAATAATGCAGCAGAGATAAAGCCTTGCAATTTCTCTCCAGCATAAGTTGTGGTAATAGTTGTTGTAGTTGCCATTTTTATTAAAATAATTAATTATTAAACATTTTGTTGAACACTCTATCCTTAGTAGTCATCGGTCTGTTTCCGCCAATAACAAATCTAGCTTTAGTTTCTACGCCAGACTCAGGAGAGTGAGAAATTTCTTCAGCATCTTCTGATAAATCAACATCAGAGCTTAATTCTGCTGGAACTTCTTTTTTGTACTCTTCTTCTTTTTTAATAAGACTTTCGATAACATCCATGAACTCTTGTTTCATTTTTGATAAATCGTCTTTAGTTGCGTATTCTGGAGTAGCAGCTTCTTCCTCTACTATCTCTTCTTCTACGACTTCTTCTTCAGCTAATTCAGTAGCTTCTTCCACTACTTCCTCGCTAACTTCTTCTTGAGCTTCTAACTCAACATTTTCCGCTTCTACTTCAGTAGGCAGCTCCTCTTCAACTCCCTCAACAAGAGTATCGATTACTTCCTCTTCAGAAGAAAGAAAAACATTTTGTAGCTTTTCTAAAATTTCTGTAGCTTTCATAAATTAAAGGTTTTTTATATTAGTATAACAATTAAATTAAAGTTTATTTCATTTTATGCAATTAGGCTTTCTTTTGGATAATAAACCATTCTGTTCCATCACTCCAAATCTTTATACCTTCGTAAGACTTATTTATTTCATAGTAGTTTGTGCTACCATCTAAATTTTGCCCAGCAGAAGGAGTCAGATAAATTCTTGTGTTTGTACTAAATGTACTATCGGTAATAAACCTCATTGCTCTATTGGTGTTGTTTGCAGATGTGCAATCTGGTAAAGTCATAGTCATGTTTCCAGCTTCTCCAGACCAACTAAGTTTTATTATCTCAGAGTTGTGAAATGTGGAATCATCTAAATCTACATTATTATTAGCACTCACTGTAATACTTGTAGGTGCTAAATAGTTTACAATTTCCTTCTGTAAATTAGAGAATACTATTTTTTTTGTTTCCCCACTATCTACTACTACAAACTCATCATTACTTGTTAGGTCTGTAATAGCGGTTAATTGTGATATTTTTTTATCTGACATTATATTTTAATTTTATAGTTATTCTCTTGCAACAAAGCAAATCCATTCTCTTGAAGTAAATAGTCTTTTGGAATACCTGTTATATTACCTATTCCTTGCTTCCAATAGTCAGGAGCATTGCATCCTTTACAGCAGCTTATGCAGTATGTGTTTTTACATTTACAATATTTAGCCCTCATTTTTTGCTTGATTTAGGGTGTTTAATTGGTAATAAATCGTAATCAGTAGTGTACTTAGCATTTTGTGGTTTACCATTCTTTACTAAATACAAGAAAGCATTTACCCTTGCGTGTGCCCACTGACTTGCTGATTTTACATTTGGAGAGTGGCTAGTATTAAACGCACCTAATCCCCTTTGGAATATAGAAGCTAACATACCTACTGTAACTCCATATCCTAACTTTTCTTTATACCTCTCATTAAATTCATTAGCTTTCTTTTGTAAGCTTTCTCTGTCTTTCTTAGACACCTTAGCTCCAGTCTTTCCAGAAGCATCTCCCTTAGCAGTTCCTTCTCCTTTTGGGTTTTTGTTAGGTGTATCTGATTTAGGTGCTTTAGGGCTTTTTTTTACTCCACCTTTAGGACCTACCTCAGCCATCTTCTCAGAATCTATCTTCTTTAGTTTGCCAATAGCCCAGTTAACTCCAGCAGAACCTCCCCAAGCATCCCACATAAGACCGCCACATCCCTCAGAATAAGGCACGTCTTTGTGTTGTTGATGTCTTTTGAACGATGCCATTCTTGCAATCGTGGAGCGACTCAAACTAGCTCCTCTTGCGAGTTGTGCTGCTCTTGTCCAGCCCACACTTGTTCCGCAAGAACTACCATTCTTTTCTTTCCAAGCTATAGCTCTTTTAGCATTGTTTCTTGCAGCCTCTGGATAGTCATTATATGTTTTAAGTTCTACGTTGTTAGACGCACTTAAAATTTCGTGTATCTCGTAAAGCTTAGCTAAATCTTCTGCCGATAACTCTTCTTCTATACTTTCTTGTGGTCTGTCAGACTTCTTATCACTAAAGAACCCCTCAATGCTAAACCCCTTAACTTTACCAGTCTTAACAAACTCCTCCCATACTTGGTCGTTGTTTACCTTTATAGAAACCATCCAAGTTCCTACAGGCATATTAAGATTGTATTTACGAGACTTATCTTGTATCTCATCTTCTATTATCCAAGACTCGACAACAGATAAACCACCTAATTCAACTTCGTGTTCTAATGTTGAATTGTTTTGTTTACCCCTTGATAGAAAAAGCTGTGAGGCTTTTCTTACAGTATCCTCAGAGAAATGAATGTAATACTCTTGCTCTCCGTTTCTTCTGTATATCTTTTTATTAGGAATCAATGCAGCACCCATAAGAATACGCTTTTCAGAATCCATTTCAGCGAGTTTAATCTCTTGTGACTTCAGTGCTATAAAGTCCTCTTCTATTGCTGGGTTTTCAACAATAGAAATAGCTTCTATACCACCCCACTCGTTTTCCTCGTCTATGAATAATTCAAATATGTCTAAGTTTTCCATAATATTATAACAATTAATTTTGTTTTTATTTCTAATTTCCTAAAGACGCTTGTGTCTGTATAGTGTGGTCTAATTGCTGTTGTGATGTCATTTGACTTGATACAACGTATGCCTGTATTGGTTGTTGGCTAAATTGAGCTGCTATGC